TCCTCTCTGCCGTACTGCTCCAATTGTTCCGGAACAGTGTCATCATGGCATCCACATCTTTGTTCGTTAACATTGGAGTATTGAACTCGATCTTTGATGCAGTATGGGCAACAGTAGTCCGATGCAGTACACCCGTAACATCACGCTTCGCTTCAGATTCCATCCTCTGATTCGGAGTAATGTCATATCCACTCAATTTGATGTACTTCATCGGCAGTATCGTCCCACCACTGCCACCGACCTTAATCAGAAATCCGTTGTATGCCATCTGCATCAACCCCCTACCATACTGCCGTACATCTCAAGACTCTGCTTTGCAACTCTGCCAAGCGAAGCAGATGCACCAATCCGGACAGAAGCATCTTTTTCCAGGATGCCACGAAGCAGCTCATTCTGCTGACGGAGCAACATATTCTGTTCGTTGTTCGCCCGTTCAACACCGGATGCAATACCTTCGATGATCTGTTGCTGATTCGCAACGGAAGTCTTGCCGTTGATCTCACCGATTAATTCTGCCCCGTGTTCCTGGGCAACGAAGATCTCACCAACGCTAGGAAATCCTCCGGATGCAAACCCGTGTCCACCACTGCTACCTTTTTTTGAAAGATTCATCATTGTGGTAATTGCTTCAGCAGCAGTTCCAAGTGCTTTTTGTACAATGTTCCCATTCTTTGCAGTTGATATAACTTTATCCATAGCACTTGATACAAAATTGTTCTGCGGAGTTCCTTCAGTTGTCACTTTTTCAATAATTTCCACTGTATGTGTGCCTGTAACAAACTCAATTAATTCCTTTACTTCACGCACAATTTCAAGGACTTCACCCCAACCATTAAGCAATGTGCTAACAATTTGTCTAAATGCTCTTTCTACTTGGGACACAATACTGTCCCAATTAGGAGCAATAGCAGCAACAATTCCGACTCCTCCTGCTGCCAACAATGCGATACCAAGCGGAATGTTTACACCTGTAAATGCAAGTATTGCACCAAGTACCAGGAACGCACCACTTACAAGTCCTGTTATTGTTCCAATAGGCCCTTCCAATGCATTTTTGATGCTATTCCAATTCAGTGCGACAACAGATGCCAAACCTAATGCACCGGATGCCATAAGGGCAATACCCAATCCTGGCCTTACACCTGTGAATGTAAGCACACCACCAATGGCAAGTAATGCACCACTGAGAAGTGCAGTTACTGCTCCAACAGGGCCTCTTAACGCATTCTCCACTGAATTCCAATTTAATGCGGTAACAGTTGCCAAACCGATTGCTCCTGCTGCCATGAGTGCGATGCCCAAACCAGGCTTTACTCCTGTGAAAGTTAATATTCCACCAACAACAAGCGTAGCAGCACTAATCAGAGCAGTTACTCTCCCTATTGGGCCTTTCAGTGCATTCTCTATAGAATTCCAATTCAGTGCTGCCACAGTTCCTAAACCCAATGCTCCGGATGCCATTAACGCAACACCAAGGCCAGGTTTCACACCCGTAAACGCAAGAATTGCACCAACGGCTAACACTGCTGCACTAACCAATGCAGTGACTCTTCCAACAGGCCCTTTAAGAGCATTCTCAATGGAGTTCCAATTCAACGCAGCTACGCTAGCCAATCCAACCGCTCCGGCCGCGATAAGGGCAATACCTAATCCAGGCTTAACTCCTGTAAAGGCAAGTATTGCACCAACCGCTAACAAAGCACCACTGATTAATGCGGTCACCGCAGCCACAGGCCCACCAAGTGCATTTTTCATAGAGTTCCAATTGAGAGCAACTACTGTTCCAAGTCCAAGTGCCCCTGCTGCCATTAACGCAATACCTAATGGTGCTTTAACACCCGTGAATGTCAATATTGCACCAACTGCCAATAATGCTCCGCTTATAAGTGCAACGACTTTACCGACAGGGCCTTTCAATGCGTTTTCAATAGAGTTCCAATTCAAGGCAACGGCAGTACCAAGACTCAATGCTCCTGCTGCCATCAAACCAATTCCTAGTCCAGGCTTAACTCCGCTAAATGCTAGAATAGCACCAACGGCAAGTAATGCGACTCCAACAATACCTGTTATTTCTGTTATTGTTTTTTGAACTTCGCCTGGGATCTTTCCACCCCAATTAAGATACGCTATAGACCCTAAATTCAATGCACCAATAGCCATCAATCCAATACCAAGAGGAATATTTGCTCCGGAAAACGCAAGAATAGCACCAATTGCAAGTGTTGATACACCCACAATTGACATAATAGTTGCCAACTGACCTTGCATCTCTGTTGATAATGCTCCCCAATCAGCAATCACTGTCTTTGCAATTCCGGCAGCACCGATTGCCATAAGTCCAAGGCCGATTCCAAAGTGTCCTGTACAGGCTAGGATCAAACCAAGGGCAAGCAGAGATTCGCTGACAATCAACTGAACCTTCGCCATTTCATCAGAAACAACATCAGAGAACAATCCATTTTTGTAGGATGCTCCTCCTCCACCTCCACCACCTCCACCGGATTCCTGGGAGATGACATTCAGTTCATCGAAGGATGCAAGCATTTCCTTGTTCGCTTTTCCTGCTCCACCGGAGGATTTCGCATATGCATTAATAGCATCAGTGCTTGCACCAAACAGTTCATTGCTCATTCCAAGCAGTGAGAACAACCACTGAATGGCTTTACACAAATACTGAATTGCTCCAACAACACTCTGAATAACAGGCAACAGAGCAGTAATAGCAGGAGAAAATGCACTTACAATACTTGTCGCTGCTCCTGCAAGAAGTGTTTTTGCTTTATCAACAGATTCTGCAAATTCTCCACCCATGTGCTTTGAGAATTCATACGCAGAACTCCATGCATTTTGAAATGATTTGATAAGGCTTTTTAATACAGTACGGATAAGCATTGTCGAAAAGATCCTGCCAATTCTGCCAAGTCCTTTTGACAAACTTCCCATAGTTTCTTTAGCCTTTTCAGAAACACGATCAAACAGGCTTGTTTCTTTTGCTGCTTCTTTTGTCGCTTCGGCGTAGTTTGTGACTTCTTTCACCTCTGCGTTTGTGATGATCGGAAGTGTACGCCCGTCCGGTGCCATGAACAATGATCCATTCGGTAATTGATTTGGGGCAGGAATTGCATAACTAGGCACAGAGGATTTCGCTGCCCTTGTTGCTCTGCTTACACCACTGCTTGTTCTGTGAGAAGCAGCAACAGTAGGACTACCTACGTTTATCCCACCATTTGCTCCAAGTTTCTTGATCTCAGAGTTTAACTTGGACATTCCGTTGAATGCTTCATTGATCTTTTTGCTCAACGAAGAAAGGGAGTCGATAAGTTTGCTCAACCCCTTTGAAGCACTCTCCGCATTAGCGTTTATAGTTAACTCAAGTGTTTCAAGGTTTGCCATGCTTATCAACTCCCTGTTTTGCATCCGCAGACTTTTTAAGTCTATCTAGCCAATTAATCAGTTTCTGTCTTTCGACTCTCTTCTCTCGCTCTTTTTCTGCCTGTGTCTTTTCAAAGATATCGAGAGGTTTATCAAGATATTTTGCTTTCTGCTTGCTGAATGCATTCGTAATTACAGTATTTACTGCATGAGCCATATAGACCCCCTGTAACCACATTTCCTCATTCGCTACTCTTCGTTTAAGCAGATAAGCCTGGGCATATGCCCTAGTCATCCACGGATCTCCATACCAAAATTGCTCATATGTCATGCCGTATACCATGTACGTTGGGCATAATTCGGTAAAGATTTGTGTATATGTAATTCTCTCTGACAGTGTGTCCTCTTCACTTAGAACTCCACTGTCATCCTGGAGTTTTTTGCTTTTTCTTCTCCGCTTGTCAGTGCTTCAAACGGAACACCATATAATGCTCCAAGCCTTTCAGCCATACCTTCCGGCATACCTCCAAGATCATCAAACAGAATGCGATCCGTCTTTTCACGGGACACATTACGATGATGCATACGGAAAGCATAGTAGAACAGTTCCGGAAGTTTAGTCATCGGATACCTGGCAACATCATCGATGTTAAATCCTCTTGCTTCTGCAAAGCGAATTGCTTCTCTGTTGAACTCAAGAGTGTAATCCACTCCATTGTCCTCGTCATGCAGGATAATAGGTTTCACCTGTTCGTTGACTTCTTTGCTAGCCATGTTTTTCTCCTCCCGTATAGGTTTTATATATGTTAAGGGCAGTAATCCGCAGATACGGGCAACGGAAAGAGATATTCATCCCCTGTCCTGCCACTTAACAACAGTTTAGATTAAGTAGATTTCGTTGCCCATCCGGCAATCTGATTGGGGATGATGTGCAGACTCGCTTCGACAACCGCATCCACACCAAGTTCGCTCACACCCATTTCAGTGGGGATTCCGGCGAAAAAGAAGGAATCGAAGTTGGGGATGCTGATCTCAAACCACGTAGACTTCTGAGATGCCCACGCAGAAGCAGCAGAAGCAACGAGTGCCGTCCAC